CCTGGAACAAGAAGGGCTGATCAATCGCGCTGCTCCGCATCCCTGACTGACGGGGCAGCGCCCAAACTCATCTGAGGATATTCCCATGACTGACCTGCATAACGCGGCCCCTCGGGCCGTGATCAGCCCCGGCTTGCCTAATGACCAGCGCCGCCTGATCGACCTCGACGACGATATTGCCAAGATCCGCACGCAGATTGCGACTGCTGATCTGGCGCGCCAACGGGGGCAAAAGCCCATCGACCCTGATTGGTTCCACCGGGCACGGACCGCGCTGCGCCACCTGTGCCGTGAACGGGCAGAATTGCTTGCCAAAGGCACCGGCCGCCGTCGCCGCGAAAAGCTGAAAGATGCGCTGATCGGCGTGCTGCGTGAGCGGCATGACCCGGACACTTGGAGTGGCATTCTGGCCGAGGCCCAAGCCCGCAGTGAACGGGAGGGCTTGTGATGGCTGATCTTCCCGCACCACCCACGCCAACGCTTACAGCAATCTACGCCGATTACGAGGCCCGCCAGGGCGATGGCTTCCGTGACCATCTCGGCGCATCCATCATCGGTAAATCTTGCGCACGCGCGCTCTGGTATGATTTCCGCTGGGTGACACCGTCACGCTTTTCTGGCCGCCTGCTGCGTCTGTTCGAAACCGGCCAGCTGGAAGAGGACCGCATGGTGCGCAATTTGCGTGCCACCGGGGCCACTGTTTTGGAGCTGGATCCGGAAACAGGACGGCAAATCCGCGTAGAGGCCCATGGCGGTCATTTCGGCGGCTCTCTCGATGGCGTCGCCCTTGGTCTGCTTGAGGCGCCGAAAACCTGGCATGTGCTTGAATTCAAAACGCATGGCGTAAAGAGTTTTGCGGATTTGACCGCGAAAGGCGTGGTGGCATCGAAGCCGCAGCATGCCGCGCAGATGCAGATCTACATGCACCTCACGGGCATCACCCGCGCGCTCTATATGGCGGTCTGCAAGAACACCGACGCGCTGCATATCGAACGGGTTGAGGCTGATCCTGCCATAGCAGAACGCCTTCTGGAGAAGGCAGGTCGGGTCATCTTCGCTCAGCACCCGCCTGCACGGATCAGCGAAGATCCCGCTTGGTTCGAATGCCGTTTTTGCGATCACCATGCTGCCTGTCATGAGGGTGGCGGGGCTGCTGTGACCTGTCGGTCGTGCCTGCATTCCATCGCCGTCGATGGCGGATGGCACTGCGCGCGTCATGACAGAATGCTGGCGCCGGCTGAGCAGCGGGCCGCCTGCGGCAAACATCTCTTCATCCCCGATCTTGTTCCGGGAGAGGTCATCGATGCGGGGGACGACATCGTCACCTACCGCATGAACGATGGCGCCTCCTGGTCAAATGACGCCCGCAATACGGAGGCTGCGCCATGAGAGCGGCAAGTATTCGTGTTGGTCAGAAATTTGGTCGGCTCACAATTATCGCAGATAGCGGCATTCGGAGCGGAAGGGGCGAAATCTCATGGCTTTGTGTGTGCGAATGTGGGGCCGAGCACCGCGCCACCACTGGGAATTTGAAATCCGGGAGTGTTCGTTCCTGTGGATGCCTCGCACGCGAGATGTCTTCCATGCGGCAAAAACAAAAGCGTCGCCCTCCAAAGACCTGCCGGTTCCCAGATTGCGAAGCGACGATTGAAAAAGGCGCTAAGGGATACTGCGGCAAGCACGCCCAGAGAATTCGCCGATACGGCGACCCAAGCTATGTCGCGCCAAGCTCGGATGTTCGGGAGCATATGCGCGCCGCCCAGTTGCGTCGCTTCCCGTCCGTGAAACCGACAACCTATCGAAAGCTTTTCGGCCGCCACGAACATCGCGTGGTTGCCGAGGAAAAGCTCGGCCGGACCCTGAGGCCGGATGAGCACGTACACCATCGAGATCACAACCGGCAGAACAACGCTCCGGACAATCTGGAAGTGCTGCCTGCCCGCGAGCACCTGGCTTTGCACGCCGCGCTTAGGAGGAAGCCAAAATGCTGACTTTGAGACCCTATCAAGAGGCTGCTGTTGCTGCCATCTACAATTACTACGAGGAAAATTCCGGCAACTGTTGCATTGTGATCCCGACGGCCGGCGGCAAGTCGCTCGTCATGGCGTCCTTCATTGAGGGGGTGCTGAAGGCTTGGCCGGATCAGCGCATCCTGATCGTGACCCATGTGCGCGAGCTGATTGCGCAGAACCATGCCGAGATGATTGGGCTTTGGCCTGAGGCACCGGCGGGCATCTATTCGGCGGGCCTGGGTAAGCGCGAGGCGCAAGCGCGTGTCTTGTTTGCTAGCATCCAATCCATCCATCGCCGCGCCCATGAAATCGGCCACACTGATCTGGTGTTGATTGATGAGGCCCATCTGATCCCGGGCAATTCCAGCACGATGTACAGGCGCTTTTTGGACGCGTTGCAGGTGATCAATCCTGCGCTGAAGGTGATCGGGCTCACAGCCACACCGTTCCGGACGGGCAGCGGCATGCTGCATGAGGGCAAGGACGCACTCTTCACCGACATTGCCTATGAGGCACCGGTGCGCAACCTGATCGACGCTGGCTATCTCAGCCCATTGGTCTCGAAGCAGCCTGCCACCCGGTTGGATGTCTCGAACGTCGGTGCCCGTGCGGGGGATTTCATTGCGCGCGATCTGGCAGCCGCGGTCGATCACGAAGCGACGACGCGGGCAGCCGTGAGCGAGATCATCACCCATGGAAAAGACCGTAAATCCTGGCTGGCCTTTTGCTCGGGCGTCGAGCACGCGCGTCACGTGGCCGAGGAGTTCGGGCGTCAAGGCATCAGCTGCAGCACAATCTTCGGGGATACGCCAAAGGAGGAGCGAGATGCCATCATCGCGGCCTTCAAGCGCGGTGAAATCCGCGCACTGGCCTCGATGGGCGTGCTGACGACCGGGTTCAACGCGCCTGGCGTCGATCTTATCGCGCTCCTGCGCCCGACCAAATCTGCAGGGCTCTACGTCCAGATGGTGGGTCGTGGCACGCGTCTGGCTCCGGACAAGGAAAACTGTCTGGTTCTCGACTTTGCGGGCAATGTCCGCCGCCACGGACCGATCGATCTGGTCCGCCCGAAACGCCCGGGCGATGGCGGGGGTGGCGAGGCACCCACAAAGGTCTGCCCCGAGTGCGATAGCATCATCGCGCTTTCGGCCACCGAATGCTCTGATTGTGGATACGAATTCCCGGCGCGGGAGGTGAAAATCGCCCCCACAGCGGCCACGCTTCCGGTTTTGTCTCCGAAGGTCCAATGGCTGCCGGTCCACGGCGTATCTTATAGCCGTCATGACAAGCGCGGCGGGCGCCCCTCACTGAAGGTCACCTATAGCTGCGGGCTCAAGTCCTACAATGAATGGGTCTGTGTCGAGCATCAGGGCTATGCGCGCCAGAAGGCGTTCGAGTGGTGGCGTAAGCGTGCGCCGGGCTGCCCGATGCCGCGCACTGTCGACGATGCCATTGCACAGGCGGGACAACTGGCCCGGCCCGCCGCGATCTCGGTGCGCCCGTCTGGCCGCTTTCTCGAAATCTCCGGCTACAGGTTCGATCCATGCGCCACATCCACTCCGGCCTCTGCGCCGTCTGCCACCGGGAACCTCGCGGGTTTGGGTGGTTCAACCCGATATTCACCGTCTCGGACAAGCGGCGGGACCAAAGCCGCAAACACCTCTGTTCTCGCACCTGCCAGGACATCTGTCACAGGAGGACGGGTATGATTGATCCCACCCCAAATGAAATGCAGGCCATGAGCGTTGGCGGCCAATATGGTGGCGAATACCTCGAAAGTATCGGCAAATCTGATCTCGCCACCCTGACTGAGACCGAGTGGGACCACTTCCTCGATGCGGTCATTACCGGATATTGCGACCAACTGCGCGGGCTGGCGGGACAAGACCGTACACGGCTCGACGCAATGACCCCGGAGGTGCCGTTCTGATGGCTAATACATCGTATATGGCGCGGTTCGGCGCACGGCTGGTCACCAATGGCTATGGCATTCTGCCGATCGGTCCCGGCACCAAAAAGCCAGGTCAGTTCAAGCGTGGAGCATGGGCAGACTACCCCGAGTGGAACCGGCACACCGAACGCCCGACCACGGAGGTTGAGGTGACGACATGGGCGACCTGGCCCGAGTGTGGCATCGGGCTTGTTGGCGGCACGGTTGCGGCTGTCGATATCGACGTTGTTGAAGATGCGGAATTGGCGCTTCAAATCGAGCACCTGGCACGTGACCGTTTGGGGGATACCCCGGCGCTGCGCATCGGCAAGGCGCCAAAGCGGATGTTGATCTATCGCACGGCAACCCCTTTCCGGGGCATCAAACGTCATCCGCTGGAGGTGCTTTGTCTGGGTCAGCAGTTCGTGGCTTATGCCAACCACCCGGACACAGGCGCGCCATACGCGTGGCCAGAGGAAGGGCTGGCTGATCTCGATATCACAGAGCTACCTGAGATTACCGCAGAGATGGCACGCAGCTTTCTTGATAAGGCCCATGCGCTGTTGCCCGAACATCTGCGGCAACCTGGCCTGGCGACAGGATCACCGGGCACGGAGCATCTGCAAGCCCATAGCCAGATGGGAACATTGCCCGCCATTGAAGCCGCGCTGAAATGGCTGCCCAATGCGGAGTTGGATTATGACAGCTGGGTGCGGATTGGCATGGCGCTGAAGGGAGCGCTTGGTGACGCTGGGGGCGATATCTTTGCCGGCTGGTCAGCGCAGGCCGCCAAGGATGTGCCCGCGGCGACCGCTAAGGCCTGGGCCAGCTTCAAACCCGATCGCATTGGCGCCGGCACGATCTACCACCTTGCCATGGAGCGCGGCTGGCAACCTGATGCCTCGCTATGTCTGGACGGTGCTGTTACCTGTGATGGCGAGCATCCAGCGGCGGGGCTTTTGTCCAGGCTGGGAGAGCAGTCTGAGGGTAATGAGGAACCAACGGTCATCTCGCCATTCACGCTGGTCATGCCCGATGGATTGGTGGGCGATCTGACCGATTACATGCTGTCGACGGCCCGGCGTCCTCAGCCGCTTTTGTCGCTCGGCGCCAGCCTCTGCGCGATTGGTGCGCTGATGGGGCGGCAGTATCGCACCGAAAGCAACTTGCGCTCGAACCTGTATGTCGTGGGCATTGCGGATAGCGGATCAGGAAAGAACCACGCCCGCGAGATCATCAATGAGGTCTTTTTTGAGGCGGGGCTGGCCCATCATCTGGGCGGCAATAAGATCGCCTCCGGTGCGGGGCTTTTGACCGCGCTGCACCGCCAGCCTGCGATCCTCTTCCAGATCGATGAGTTTGGGATGTTCTTGGCAGCGGCAGCCGACCGGCGGCGCAGTCCGCGCCACATTACCGAAATCCTCGACAACATGACCGAGCTTTACACGGCCGCGGGCGGGATTTTCCTCGGCGCGGAATATGCCAACCGTGACGGCTCAAACGAGCGTAGGGATATCAACCAACCCTGCCTGAGTGTCTATGGCACCACGACGCCTTTGCACTTCTGGGGCGCATTGCAGGGTGCAAACGTCGTCGACGGCTCGCTCGCGCGCTTTCTGATCCTGCCCAGTGATGAGGATTATCCGGACGAGAACATCGCCGTGGGCATGCGCCAGGCACCACCTGCGCTGATTGCCGGGCTGCAAAGCGTGGCCTGCGGTGGTGGGCACCAGAAAGGCAATCTTGCGGGCAAGACGGCCGATCAGAACACTGCGGTGAACCCAACTATCGTGCCGATGACCGAGGAGGCCCGTGCCCGGTTTCGACTGCTCAGCGCAGAGCTGACGGGGGAGTTGCGCGCAGCAAGTGGAACAGCCTTCACGGCGATCCTGGCCCGTATTGGGGAGAACGCGTTAAAGCTGGCGCTGATTGTGGCGGTTGGGCGCGATCCGACAAAGCCTGCGATCGATCTGTCGGCCGCAGATTGGGCCATTGATTTTGTGCGCCATTATGCGCGCCGGACCA